ATGCCGGCCAGTATATTTTTCACTTGTTTCATGCTGCCTCCTGTTGGAATTGATTGATTCTGCGGAACTGTGCCAAAGTCATACGTTGAATACGACGGCTGTCGTATACGAGATGCGGCCAAGAAACCTGATCGTATCTTACTAGAGGCTCCGGGTAACAGCGGCAATTATACACCTCACCAGCATTATAGTGTCCCTGAGACTTCAATCCTACCAGCATCTCGGGAGAAGGCGGAGTATCGAAGCGAAACAGTACATCCTCCATCCGCCTGTGGCTTAAACGTTCTCTTTGATCGAGTGAGCCTCTCCACGCATACCAGCCTAAGCCAAGGGACTCGCTTCTCGCCCGGGTCAATGCCGTCGAAGACTTACTCACCTGAGTCCGAGCAATCAGTAACGCCCGCGAGTGAGCGACACGTAGCAGCAAGCCATCGCTTCTCGCCAGCTCACGAGAACGCCCACCCGCCTGCTGCTGCGCCATGGCGCGAGTAGCCACCTCCTCGGCCACGCTCTGAGGGAACCCGCTAATTAGATGAGCCTGCTCTTTCATCAGTTCCCGAACTTTTTCACCGACAGGGCCAGACATCTCGTTCTGCAAAGCCCGATACATCAAAGCGGTCTTCCCACTCAAACGTGCGGCTTCTCGCCAAGTTCTGGCGCCTTTCCAGTAGAGGCCGGTGATCATGCGAAATGCCGCTTGCTGGGCATATTTCCGCAGAAACTCGGAGGCACTTAGCAGGTGAGCAGCGACGCCGTGGCGTCTAGACTCTTCAAAGAACTTCAAGAATAGATTCCACACGTCGGCGCCATACTCACGCTCGGCTCTCTGATTCGGTCGCCAGTCTTTAGGATTCAAGGTCTTTCTTTTCTGTAGGTCTCTTAGCCTGAATTTTCTCGGCAACACCCGCCATCGTTTTCGGAAGAGCTACTGGTGTAGGCTTGTGATTTGTAACCAACCCGCCTTGCAACGCTCTCGCTCGGGCAATTGCCTGTTTTCTACGTCCAGCCATACTCGGAAGAGGTCTTCTCATCGGTGCACCATCCATACAATCAGGTAGTCAATACCCACAACTAGGCCAACAGAGATAAGAACTCCGGTAGCAACGGCACTGGCAATTAACAGAAATTCTTTCAAGCGACAGCCCCTTGAGGTATCTTAATTTCCTCTACCTCAACCCATATCGAGTATAGCTTGGTTTTCAATAAACACCCGGGATTAACACAGTATGTCCCGCTCTCAGAGTCCCTCATCAGCCAGCCGCAACGGCAGATTACCACTACATGAACGCCGAAGCCGTTGCCGATCTTAATAGTATCCGCAGGCATCAGGCTACTTTCTTCCCAAGTTTCTCCGAGAAAATCTTGCGCGTAAATTCCGCAATCGACAAAACGTCCATGCTGCCAAAGAAGCCCTTGTGTGAGTAATTAGCCTCAAATGCTTCTTTCGCCTCACGAGCTGAATCGAATCCCAACATGATCTTATCTTCAGGATCATCCCCCTGAGTGTGGACAATATAGACCCGTTGTGAGAATTCATTAGGACCGAGAAAACAGTCTACGGCATCCCCGTCAACGCCGACGGTGCCAACGATGTAGCCGTAATCATTTACCATCTTCACTGACCAGCCCTCACCGCTACGCACACTCCCTACTGGATTCTCAACGGCAATATTCAAACCGGCGAACATCAGAGTTTTTCTGATGCCACTCGGCATGTCATCTTTGGCTTCCTTGCGAGATTTTCCAGCAGACTTAGAATCTTTCTTTCCCGTCTCTTTCTTACTCTTGCCTGTCGATTTGCTTCCCTGATCTCCCTCTTGATTCTCGTCACCGAGACCTCCCATCATCTCATCCGCCACTGGAAGAACTTCATCCGACGCATTCTCAATGTCATCATCGGTGATATTTGTCCACATCCCAGTGAGACTGCTTTGCTGTTTCAGCTCCTTCAATACTAGTTTGGGGCTGATGACGCCGAGATTGTAAACAGTTCCTACTGCCGTAGAAGTAGCGGCGCCTAGCTCAGCCTTGTCTTTATCACCGAGGCTTCCGACTGGATTCCACTTCCACTCAAAGTCATTGGGCACCTCGCCCCACACTGACATGGCAATTACGGGGAAGAGCTTTGTGGCTTGCGGGTCCAACTCGCGCTGTTGCTTCGCGGCGATGGATTCGTAGTAGATATGCTCCTCTCCCTCGTTGGTGGTAGATAAACCACCTGGAGTTCTACCGAACATTCGGGAATACGGGATTCCTGTGGCACCGCAGATATCTTCTCGAAACGCTTCATACACGTCGGCAACACCGCCAAACGAATACTGATGTTCTTCAAGTCCTCCCTCCTCGGGAAGAACCATCATTCCCTGATTGCTCATCAGTTGGGACTGTGCTTGTAATGCGGCATAGAGCCGTTGCTGGGCATTGTTTGACCCGCCCGCTGGGGCGCCGAGGCCTGAGAGCATCTGATCGAGGGATTTACTTTTCAAAGCCACAATATTGGCTCTGAATATCAAAGAGGCGATGTTCCACGAGGTGTTATCCCTCTTCTTCAACTCGTCGTACATCACCTCAACTTCGCTAATGCCCCAGTTTTGCTCAACCTGCTTTTCCCACACAGGAAGGTCTTTACCGATGAAACGCACCACTCTAGAGGCGTGAACTCTGAAGTTCTTGCCTCCCTGGGTAATCATACGATAATACTCTGGGAGGCCAAACTCTAGGGGGCGGTCGATGTCGGTAGAAACATTCGCGTCTGGAGTGATCCCGGACCAACGATCTAACGGAATGATACCCCGATAGCTGTCTGGCTCGATGTCGTCCAATTCCAGAGGCTGATCGAGTTTTTTCTCATGTCCTTTTAGGATTATGATCCCGCCAGCTCCTCCGAATAGACGGGCCCACTTCAGAGTAGTAAGCATCTGATTCTGAGTACCCGTAGCTTTCACAGCCATGTCGAAGCGCTTCATCTGCTTCGGGTCGGCTTGAGTAGTCAGAGTCATCCAGTTTTTCGTCATGTCCTCTGCGGGCACGTCCACGACTTTGCGAATGATCCAATTCGAGCGATACAATGATTGCATGAGGATGTAGTTGAAAGAAAGACGAGTAAGGGGGTATTGAGTGCCTTCAAGAAGATTGGTAGTGCCATAGCCCGTTCTCGCTGCGATGTTAGAGAAGGCATCGGCCGCCTGCTTCATGTCCCGAGTAGAATCAACCCACTTCTGAAACTTATCCGCAGCGACTCGCGGCTTATGAACAGTGACCTGAAGCTGACTCACGCGGCTAATCTCCACGCTGGTATTTTTGTGTGAACGAGATAACGAGCCGCGTCTGGAGCATCGTCCTTTACTTTCAGAGGTTCTTCCTTGCCTAGCAGACTGCGCTTAGGATTCCAAGAATAAGTCTGTATCTGCAGATGTTTACAGCGGTCACGGTGAAAGTGAACCCGTTTTAGTCCCATTAGGGAAGAAAAAGTTTTAATGCCGTTCTCTACGTCATTGTCGGCATCAGTATGCCAGATACCGGCTTCGGTAAGCTCAGCATCAAAACTAGCACACTCGGGCGGGATGATGACCTGAGCGTTCTTCCCGCCGCACTTTGCCATGAACTTTTCAAGGTCGAGACGGTATTCTCTCTCCGTCTTCTGTTTCATCTCTATCTTGGAATCGTAAAAATACTCGTCATCGAAGTAAAGATCAGTTCCCGTGTCAATGGCGTACTCATACACTTGTGGGTGATCCACACCACAATCTACACCAATGTACTCTTCGGCTTTTAGCTCTCCGCGAAGTCTTGACGGAGCCGTTAAATCATCGTACAAGAGGTCTTCCGAGAAACAATCCTTATAGATGGCACCCTCGGCCACAACCCACAGGCCTTCAACAAATCTCTTGTAGTACACTCCGCTGTATAGTGCCTTGAGGTGCTTCTTATAAGCTGGGTCAAGATTGGGATTATCGTCCAGGTCAAAGTGTTCTGACCAGATAGCTCCGTTCTTTTGAAGCTCCTTGTTATCGAGCAGATCGGTTTTTACATAACTAAAGGGGGAGTCTGGATTGGTGGTGGCGTAGAATCTCGCCCCTGCTGGGGAAAGCCGATTCAGCAGCATCCGAATAAAGCTGGGCGGAAGAAGAACCAGTTCATCTGCGTAGGCGACTCCAACGGTTAAGCCCCTGATGTAACGCTCGGAACCCTCGTCTTTGGCGCCACAACAGAGCCAAGACGACCCCATCAGGTTCAATTCACCCGTTTGGCGATTGTACTCATAATTGCGGGGACCAGCTATCTCGAAGACCTCATTCAAAACATTGTTATAAATCGTGGCCTTCGAGACGCCCGTGATGAGTTTCCACCCAGCTACTGGATACTCGCAGAGCTGAAAAATCTTAGGAATCATGCTAAAGGTCTTTGCTGACCTTACAGCGCCGTGGAGAATGTTAAGACGTTTGTCATCTTTTGGGTCTCTGAAAGC